GTTTTAAATAAAAAAGATTCAAAAAATATTGTAATAATTGAAGATTTAATTGCTAAAGGTAGAACTCATCAAATTGTTAAAAATTTCTTTTTAAACAAAGATATTAAATATTATTTTGTTCCCATTTTAATAGATGGCAATTTTTCAGAATACAATTTTGATATTTATGGTATGAAAACAAAGCATTGGATTGTATTCCCTTATGAAAATTACAATAAAATGAATGTAGGGGATCGAGGGTTTTTTCGAGAAGGAACAGATAATTATGGGGAATGAAATATATCTTTTTCAAAACAAAGAAGAATTTTCTTCTTTAACAAAGAAAAGAATTAATACATTTATATCTATTTTTAATACTTATAAAAAAAATGGAATAACTGCAGATGTTGCTTGTGGAAATAAATATATTGGAGAGAAAGTTGAAGCTAAATATTTTTATGATTATTATTGCAAAGATCAAACTGTTCGATTTTGTAATTTAAATTCTTTTAAAAATAATGTTCTCGAAAAAGTTGACAATATAATTTTATCCCATGCTATTGAACATTTTTCTTCACCCAAATTAGTATTAGATATTTTATTTACTGAATTTTTAAAAAATTTAGGCAGATTGTTCATTGCTTGCCCAAATCCCGAATTTGATAATAAGTTTAAGCCATACAGTCTTACAATAGGTCATGTTAGCCAAATAACTTCTCAAAAAATAAAATCTTACACAAAAAAGGTTAATTTTCGTTTATTATTTTCAGCTGAAAATAACCTATACAAAGGTTATGAAGAATTATTTTTTGTTCTTGAAAAGAGAGTTAAAAAATGAAAAAAATTCTTATTCTTTACAGCGGGGGTTTAGATAGTTTTATTATGTATCATTATGCAAAAAAAATTTATCCGGGAGCTGTAATCAATTGCGTTTGGTTTGATATAGGGCAATCTTATAATAAAAAAGAAAGAGATGCTTTACCTAATTTTGTTGATGTCCGAAAAATTGATTGGTTAAAAATAAATGAAAAATTATATGGTAAAAGTAAAAATGATTCCGGAAATATTTTTATTCCTGGTAGAAATGGGGTATTCACTATTTTAGGAGCAAGTATTTATTTACCCGATGAAATTTGGTTAGGTGCTTTAAGAGGTGAAATTCATGACACAGCAACTGATAAAAATTTATCTTTCCAAAAAAAGATTAATGACTTACTCGAATACATGTTTATTCCCTTTAACAAACAACCTAAGTTAATTTTTCCTTTAGTGTCTGGTGGTTTTGGAAAATTAGAATCTGTTAAATGGGCTTTGGAAAATGGTATAACAAAAGAACAGTTACATAACACATCCTCTTGTTTAAATAGCGAAGAAGGGAATTGTGGAAGATGTGTTGTGTGTGTGCGTAGATGGGGAATTTTTGGCCAATTAGGAATTCCAGAAAAGTATAATATTGATCCGTTACAAAATAAAGAAGCTTTAATATATATGTTAGGATTATTAACAAATAAAAAACATTACGATATTTATAGGCAAAATGAAGTTATTCCTTATCTAAAAACAATATATAAAACAAATCAAAAAAATATTGTTAGTAAAATTAAAAAAACATTACAAGAGGTAAAATGATACGAACTACTTACTTTCCGGCTCTTTCTGGTGGCCCAGTTTTAAAATCTTTACACGATAAAAAAATTACTTGGTCTTATCCGTATTTTTTATCATCAGCCGCTTACAATTTAGGCCCACGGCAAAATTTCAAAGAGTATTGTAATCTAAATGATAAAATAGTTCTTGTTGGTGATTCGGGCGGTTTTCAAATAGCAACAAAAAAAGTAAAATATACGGATGAATTAAGAAGTAAAATTTTTGAATGGCTAGAAACAAATACTCAATATGCCATGAATTTAGATATTCCACCCTATGCTGCTTCTTCAGATGTTGGTAGTATGCGTGAAACAGGAACGTTTAAAGAATCTTTGGGTATAAGTTATAAGAATATGAAATACTTTAGTGATAATATGTCGGGCAAAACAAAATATCTAAATGTTCTTCATGGTAGAAGTGCGGCTGCTTTTGAGGAATGGTACAAGAAAGTAGGCGAATTTAATTTTACGGGTGGCTGGGGATTAGGATCAGTTGCTTATAGTTTGTATTTGAATTTATATGCTTTGTTATTTTTGAAAGAAAGGGGTGAATTCGAAAAGAATAATTTTGAAGATAGATTCTTCCATACATTAGGTTTATCTCATCCGGAAAGTATTTTAGCACTTGTTTATCTTCAAAAAAGATTACACGAGTTAGGATATAAGTTTAATATTTCATACGATTCGGCCACGCCGTTTATGTTGGCCGCTTTCGGTACATACGTAGTTTTTTCAACACATAATGTCTTTTGCAAAAACGCTGTTAACATTTCTTATAAAGTGGATTGGAAATCTTTAGAAAATTCAGATGTGCCAATGCCTTGCAATTGTGTAGCTTGTAAAGGTAAAACTTGGAAGGATATTGCCAAGTATCATTCCATCAAAGAAAATGGAAAGGTAACATTTGAAACTGATTTTTATGTTCACATGTCGTTGCATAATTTTTATAAATTTTTGGATTTCAAGAATAAGATGGAAAATATAATTTTTTCTCACAAAGATTTATATGAATCGTTTTTGGATAAAAACTTTTTGGCTATTTTTGATGTTATTGATGGGTGCTTAGCGTCCAATCATCCGTTAGAATATCTTCAATCCCATCGTTCAGTTTTTAAAGATTATACTGTCATGCAAGAAGTTGTAAAAATGGATGCATTATTTGATTAACTAAGTGCTTTCCATTCTAAAATAAAAAGGAGGTTAAAGCATGAAAGATTTTTACACAAATATCATAAATGTTGGGGATGACATGATTGTTGTTGGTTATAAAGATGGAAAAAAGATAAAAGAAAAAGTTCCATTTCCTACTGAAATCTTTACGGAAGTAAATGAATACACAGGTCATGTTTCACAAGATGGCCGAAATTTACTAAAGCATGTAAAGACAATAAAAGAATTTTTTGAATTCACAAAAACATATCGTCAAGAAATTCCTCTATATGGAGATATAGCTCCTGTGTATCAATTCATCCAAACGAAGTGGGGTAAAGAAGAGCAATTTTATGATATATCTTTAGTGAGAACAGCTGTTATTGATATTGAAGTTTTGAGTGAAGAAGGATTTCCAAATATCAATCACCCGGTTTCTCCAATTAGTGCAATCACAGTTAAGAATTTAAAAAATGGAAATTTTTATGTTATTAGTTTAAAAGATTTTGATAAAGAAAAAATGCAAATTAATATTGATAAAAGTAAAATCTATTTTAAGAAATTTGACAACGAAGTCGAACTACTGCAGGGATTTCTTTACATTATCAAAACAATTTCTCCCGACATAATTACTGGGTGGAACGTTGAGTATTTTGATATACCTTATCTTACCAATCGAATTGCATTTTTGCTAGGTGAGGATTTTTTAAAGCAATTATCCCCTATTAATAAAGTAACGAAGACGAAGACAAAAATGTCTTTTCAAGAAATAGAATATTATGATTTTCATATTCCGGTTTTGGATGCTTTAACGTTGTATAAAAAGTTTTCTAAAGAGAAGCAGGAATCATATTCGTTGGATAATATTTCCGAAGTTGAATTAAAAAAGAATAAATTGCAGTATGATGATTTTAGTCTAAATCAATTGTGGAACAGTGACTCTCAAAAATATATTGAATATAACATTTGGGACGTTGAACTGGTTTCATTATTAAATCGAAAATTAAATTTGATAGATTTAGCGTTAACAATCGCTTATGAATCACGAGTTCTTTTTAAAGATATTTTTTCACCAGTTAAGTTATGGGAAGTTATTATCTATAATGCTTTGAAAATAAAAAATATAGAAATACCCCCTATCAATCGTAAAGCAGAAAAGTTGCCTTACCCCGGGGCATATGTTCAGAATCCAAAAACAGGTTTGCATAAATGGATTATTTCTTATGACATTAATTCGTTGTATCCAAATATCATTATTGGTTGCAATTTATCAAAGGAAACAATACCACATCTTTCTTTAGATAGAGCGGAAAAAATTCATATGTCGGAATTTTTATCTAATGATATAAAAGATGAATATTCTAAAATTGAATCTGAATATACAGCGGTTGATAAATTATTAAAAACAGATAGATTTATCTATTCCGATTATTGCAAAAAATATGATTTTTGTTATACACCTAACGGTCGATTTTGGAAGCGTAATAAACAAGGTACTGTTGGCGAGATTATGGAAAAGAAATATAATGAACGTATTGCAGTTCGTAAGCAAATGGAGTCAATGATAAAAGAAGGAAAGAAAAAAGAAGATGTTAAGGATTTAGATTTAAAACAATATGCCTTAAAAATTTTGCTTAACTCAGGATATGGTGCTTTTGCTAACGAATACTTTCGTTATTATGATATTCGTATTGCTTCAGCAATTACATTAACTGGTCAATATGTTATTAGATATATTGCTCAACATTTAGAAAAAAAATTAAGTAAATATATTGATGTAATATATAGTGATACTGATAGTGTTTATATTAGTTGTGATAAGTTAATTAATCTTAGTAAAGACCCATTAACAACTGAACAAGCAATTAAATCTCTTGAAAAATTTAGTAGTAATATTGTGCAAAAAGAAATTAGTATAGCCACAAATGAAATAGCGGAAAAATTGAATATGTTTAAAAATACGTTAGAAATGAAACGTGAAATAATAGGTGATGTTGGTTTGTGGTGTGCAATGAAAAAGTATGTTGTCAGAAAATGGATGGATGAATCAGAGGTATATACCAAACCAAAATTGAAGTTCACGGGCATTGAAATTGTTAGAACCTCCACACCAAAAGTAATTCGTGAAAAATTAAAAGACATTGTAAATTTAATTTTGAATAATAACACAAGTGAACTTATAACAACAATCAAAGAATATAAAAAAGAATTTGTCAAACTTCAACCAAATGAAATAGCATTTCCAAGATCAATATCCGATGTTGAAAAATATATAGATGAAATTTTAATATATAAAAAAGGAACTCCAATACATGTTAGAGGGGCTCTCCTTTACAATCATGCAATAAATAAATTGAGTTTAGGCAATAGATACAAAAAAATATTTTCTGGTGATAAAATAAAATTTTTATATTTGAAAGTGCCTAACACAAATAACAACGAAAATATTATAGCATTTTTGGACAAATTACCTCCAGAATTTCAATTCGAAAAATACATAGATTACGAAACGCAGTTTGAAAAGTGTTTTGTTAATGCAGTAAATATACTAACAAAATCTTTTAACTATGATGTAATCAAGGAGATGAACAACAATATGATTAAAATGGATGGATTGTTCTGGTAAGTGCCATACTAAATAAAAAAGGAATATATAATATAATAGAATAAAAGGAGGTTAGAATGGATAACAAGTATTATTTAGTAAAAGGATTAAGAAATGTTACAGATATCTATGATCCCATTTTTTATATACATATTTACGAAAGTGTTGGTGAACTGGAAAAGTCGTCAGCAAGAGAACCTATTGTTAGATTTCAATCTATTTATTTTAAAGGAAAAATAGTATCAAATGGAAAAGTACAATATTATAAATCAATAGAAGATTTTGAAAAAGATGTTAAGGGTTCTTTACCTAAAACTGAAGATATTGAAATAACCGATCTTTTTTATAAGTCAGAAAATAGTAACATATTTCTAAGTTTTGAAGACGCTATGAGATGGATAAAAACAATGTTTATTTTATCAGAACATTATAATCAATTTCGTTTAGATAATATTAAAAGTGAGTTGGAAAAAACAAAATTTAGGTACATGAGTAGGGCGTCTGACGCTCAAATTGATATGCAATATTTTGTAACTAATCTAAAATAAAGAGGTAAAAATGCATCTGTTCAAGAAACTAAAAAAGATTAATCCATTGGCAAACTTAGCATCGGATGGACTTATATCCGATATTGAATATTATATTGATAGTGGTTCATATGTTTTAAATGCTTTGTTATCGGGTTCGATTTACAAAGGGTTTCCTGGCAATCGAATTGTTGGTTTCGCTGGTATGCCCAGTGCTGGTAAAACATATTTGACAATTTCAATCTTGAAAAATTTCCAGCGTATGTCACCTAATAATTATGTTATTTATTATGATACGGAAGGTCGTTTAACAAAAGAAAAATTGTTGGATGCAGGTATTATCGGAGAAAGGTATTTTCACACTCCGATTAGTAACTTGGAACAATTTAAGTTTGAATTTATCAAAGGTTTGGCGGAAATTAAAAGTGAGTATGGGTTTGCTGATACGTCTTCAAAACGAGATGCCGAAGAGTTAGATGCAGAAAAGATTTTGGATGATACGCCCGAGGAAAAACCAAAGCCAGTAAAAGATGCTAATCGCCCCAACTTCTTTTTTGTTTTAGATTCACTATCACAGGCCGGTTCAGAAAAGGAAGAGAGAGATGCATTGAAAGACAAAACGGCCGCCGATATGGGATTAAGAGCTAAAACAATTAAATCAATTTTCCGTAATGTTACAATGGACTTGAATATTCTAAAATTCCCAATGATTGTTACTTCCCATGTATACAATTCCATGCAACAATACCAACCAGCACAAATTGCGGGCGGAACGGGACTTCAGTATGCCGCTTCGATTATTATAGAATGCTTGCCGACGAAAGATAGTATTACAGATGGCGCAGGTAAGCGTGATGTCGTTGGTACAAAAATCCGATGTATTTTACGAAAGTCGGAATTGACAAAGCAATGGAAGTCGGGGGTTATCGAAGTCAATTATTCAAAGGGATTGGAAAGATTTTCGGGTTTATTTGATATTTGTTTTGATAATGGAATCATTAAGAGAGAGGGGAAGAAATATCTATTCCCCGATGGTCAGAAATTTTCATTAGTTGAAATAGAAGAACATCCCGAAAAATGTTATTCAAAAGAATCATTAGATGCCATCGATCGCGAAATAGATAAGATTTTTTCATATGGAAAGGGTGGAGAAGTTTCAGTTAATACTGAAGAAACAGACAAAGAAAAATTAAGCAAAACATTGGCTAAAGAAAACAAAGATATAGAAGAAGAAGTAAAAGACGTAAAAGAAATTTTTGGTGAAGCTGGTGAAACCGCAGATGCAGAAGAAGGTGAAGACGATGAGTAAAGAAGATATTCAAGAAGAAGCAGAAGATAATCGCCGGTTAGAAGCAGTTAAAAGTAAACTTAGGCAAATTGATAACAAAGGAATTTTACATTTGAATTCCGGTATTGTTATTATTAAAGGCATGACTTATAACGAAGAAAAACATTGTATTGAATTTGAAGCGGATGTTTTATCGGGTGATAAAATGGCAGTTCAAGACGAACTTGCAAAAGAATTTGTAGGATTTGTGAATAAAGAATTAAATTTAATAAAGTAAAATTACATGTCGGAAGAAACAAATGTAACTACTGAGTTTATTATTCTAAATTATTTACTAAAGAATATTGAATTTACAAAAAAGATTTTTCCTATTTTATCGCCTGATTATTTTGATTCACTTGAATATCAAAAGATAGTAAAGGTTTTAAAGGCGTTTTATATCAAGTATGAGAAATTGCCGCCATTATCTTCGCTTGTTATTTATTTTAAGGAGAGGGATAAAACAATTTCTGAAACATTGTTAACCTCTCTGTTATCAATTATCAAGGAAATCCATAACTATAAAGAAGATAATTTTTCCGAACAATATTTACTTGAACTAACCGAGCAACATTTTAGAAGGATGGCATTATATAATGCCATTGTCAAAGCCGAAAATATCTACGAACAAAAACCAAATGATGTAAATACAATTCCAGATTTACTAAACGAAGCGTTAAAGGTATATATCACAACAGATGTTGGGCATGATTATTTTTCTGATGTTGAAGAGGCCTTAACATTTTATCATGAAGCACAAACAAGATTCCCCACACATCTAGAAAATTTAAATCGAGTTTTAGGCGGGGGGTTTGCAAAAGGAAAATTGAATGTTATACTTGGTCAACCCGGTGGGGGAAAATCAAGATTTTTGGTCGATATGTGTTCGCATTATATTCGACAAGGATTAAATTGTTTATTTGTTACTTTAGAATTGAGTGCGTTGGATATTAGACAAAGATTTGATGCAAATCTAATGGATATTCCTATTAATGAATTTGCAAAAATTCCTAAAGAAAAGTTTATGTCGAAGATAAAATATCTGCAAAGCAAAACATATGGTAAGTTAGTTATAGAACATTATTCTGCTGGTTCAGTAAATTGTAATCACATTCGTAATTTGATAGATGAACTTCGGATGAAGAAAAATTTTAAACCAGATGTCATTGCAATAGATTATATTGCATTGGTTGAACCAATCAATCCAACGCATGGAAAATTATATGAAACAGGATTTGAAGTATCTAAAAATCTAAAAAAATTATTTGATGATTACAATGTTATTGGTTTTGCCCCCAATCAGTTAAATAGAGGAGGATGGGGGGCATCTGAAGTTTTAATGAGTAACATCGCCGATTCTGCTGCTATCATGCACAATGCAGATTTTTGTGCTTCGATTACAGGGTCAGAAGAATTATTGAATGAAAATAAATTCTTATTCATTATTCTGAAAAATCGTTTATACAAGTTAGATAAAAATAAACGAGTGGTTATAGGATTCGATGACGATCATATGAGGCATTTTGATGTGACCCAATCTGATACATTTACTAAGGAAGATGTTCCATCCCAAAAGCCGGGAATATTTGATAAAGATAAATTCGCTAATTTTAAATTTTAATTTTTTATTTTATATATACGTGTATGAACGAAAGTATTATGCAAACCCCAGAATTTCTTGGGGTGAAAGGGAATTATAAAGTATTTTTTGAGGTTGTTGAAAAATTACAAAAGAAGTACAACATTTATATCTTGATTGATTTTACGGGGAAAGCTGTTATCATATATCATCTACAAAAAACAAATAAGAGTTTTAGAAAAGTTAAATCTGCTTCATATTTTTCGGATTATATTTCTGATGAATTTTATAATAGATATTTCAAATCAATTGACGCTGCTAAAAATTCCTTAACAAATCTAATAGTAAGTCGCTTAGAATTGGAGGTTAGTAATGCTAATAGCTAGAAAGATCGAAAAACTTTTCGGCGCGCGAACGCCAGACCCGAGTCTTCTAAAATTATATCATAACTATAACGGGGATTCGTTGAATGAATTTATGGACGATTGTGATAAAATGTTCGAACTCAGAAAATTGCTTAGGAAAGTTATGAACGGAAAATCTAATTTTAACTTCAATGCAATTTTCAATCGTTATACTTTGTTAAAAAACATTTTTGATCTTCCCGGAATAGTGTACATTGCCGCTAATTATTTTTCAGAAGATGAAACATTATTTGAATATTTTTGTTCATTGGTATATTATGAAGAGAGTGTTCAAATTTCAAATAGGATGAACACAGAATTTTTAAAGCTTTTAGAAGAAAAAGATACAAGGATGTAATATGAATTTTTGGAGTGCATATCTCGCCTATCGACTCATTGAGTTGTTAGCAAGGCCTTTCAAAGAGTGGGATGCCTTTAAATTAGGATTAATTGACGATAAAGGGGAAACAATAAAACAACCAGTTCTTTCTGACGAGAAGAAAGCATTTGGCATGTTTGAAAAAATCATTCGTAATATAAAACAAATACTCAACAAAGCCATTGGGCAATCCAGAACCGCCGCACTATTATCTACAATCTATCTTATTAAAGAACACGATGAAGATGTTGCTAAAGTTGTTTTGAATTATTGTATTGGAGCAGATGAAGATTTAAAAGAATTTTTGAAAACTTCAAACAAAGTAAAACAAGCATTACAAGAAGCCTGGGAAGGAAGTACAGAATTAATTTACAAAGGAACATATACATTAAGAGGAAAAACATTTAAGATAAATGAAGATATTTATCCGTTTGATAAATTTGTTGGAATTTATATATACAAATATAAAGATGAGATATTTACAAAACAGGAGTTAAACAATGCAATTTAAAGAATTGTTAGAAGATTATGGATATAGTAAATCTGATTTCGGAATTAAACAAAAAGATAAAGCAGCTGAAGAAAGGATTGCTAGATATCATCAAAGAATTGAAGAAATAAGAAAAAAGAAAGACGCAGTGAGAGAACAAATAAAAAAGTTAACTCAAGAAAATGATAGGCTAAGAGATGAACTCAAGAAAGCAATGATGGGTGAAGAAGATTAGAAAATGCCTAAAGAGGAAAAACATTTAAGATAAATGAAGATATTTATCCGTTTGATAAATTTGTTGGAATTTATATATACAAATATAAAGGTGAGGTAAGAAATGGAATTTAAAGAATTGCTAGAAAAATGTATTGAAGAATCGATCGAAAAACAAATTAAAGCTTTTGAAAATACTATTGAAGAGAAAAAAGAACAGTTGCAAAAAGCAAAAGAAAAGGATAAGGATAGAATAAAAATTGATATTTTTAAAATGGAAAGAGAGATTCGTAGGTTAAAGGGAGACAATTTTATCGAAAAACATAAATGAAACAACAAACAAAACAAGAGGAGGAGCCCCATCCCATATCTATTGTTTCTCTTGTTGCTTTTCTTCGCCGGATTTATCCAAGACTTTCTAGTAACCAAATATACCCAGTGCATATTCCGGGACAGAGCTGGCGCTGGTGCAAACTTGGGAACTTTTGTATCAGCACTGGGAGTATATGTATTAAACAAAATTGAAGTTGGCAATTTAATAATTCCTTCCATATTTTATTTTGCGGGATTATGGTTTGGGACTTATGTTGGAATAAAACTTAAATCATACTAAATTTCTTTTTGTTTTATTATATAATAAGGATATGAATTCCTTAGAACAGTTACAAAAGATTTTTGAACCTTTTAAAAAAAGTTTTCAAGATTTAAATAATTCAAATCATTCAGAAAGATTAAACGAAATGCATTCTAATTATATTATTTTGCTGTTAAAAGCATTTAAAGACTCGCCAATTGAAATTGTTATCAAAGAGGCAAGCAAAAAACATTTAAAATACGAAATCTATTGGGTTGATAGGAGAAAATATTTTAAAGTATTCAAAAAAGAATTGATTAAGTTTTTTGATGCCTTTATTAAAGTAATCCATGGAAAAAATTTGACTTTAGTGGATATGCGACTTCAAGAAAATAGAAAAATTATTATGCTAATAGAGAGAAGAGATGATACAAAATAACCTAAAATTAATTATCGATTTTTCAAATATTATTTATAGTGTTTTCTTTATTGATATGCGAGAAGATGGAGTTGTAGGCAACGAGGATTTTGTTAGGCATCTTTGTTTAAATAAGATTTTATCAATAAAGAAAAGACTGGATGTTTATCATAAAAATGTTTTTCTATGCTTCGACCACAAAATTAATTGGCGAAAAAAGATATTTGAATATTATAAAGCAAACCGAGCTAAAGCAAGAAAAGAATCAGATATTGATTGGAGTCTTTTGTATTCATTGATTGATTCTTTTTATACGGAATTACGAACATATGTTCCTTTTTACGTATTGAGAAATCAATACATAGAAGCCGACGATTGGGTTGCTGTATTAGCAAAGCATTTTTCCGAACTAGGCGATCCAGTAGTAATTGTAAGCACCGATAAAGATTTTTATCAGTTGCAAAAGTATAGCAATGTTTTATATCAATACAATCATTTGGATTTTTCAAAGATAAAGGTTCCCGAACCAATAAAGCAATTACAAGTGAAGGTTCTTTGTGGGGATGCTGGGGATGGAATTCCAAACGTCAGATCAGATGACGACACTTTCGTTACAGAAGGAAAAAGGCAGAAGCCACTCGGTGAAAAAAAGGCCTGGGAATTAATTTCAAATAACGCGGTAGAACAATATCTAAAAGAAAATCAACTTGAACATAATTTCAAACGTAATGATAGGTTAATTAACTTTGATAAAATTCCTCTTCAAATTTCAGAAGCAATTATCACTAGATATGTATCTTATAAAATGCCGGAAGACGGAATGATTTTGCAAGGATACTTAGATTCCAAAAAGATGAAAATTATCGAAGCAAGAATGAAGGAGTTCTTCGAATGACAAACGAAGAAAAGGAAAGAAAAGAATGGGCCGAAAAACTAGCACAAAAATATTCAGATTTGAAGATAGTTTTTTGTGATAATTGTTTTTGTTTAAATAATGATACCGAATATGGATCTAATTGCAATATCCCCAGTGGTCCGGGGGAATATGAACAAGAACATGAACCCTTTTCAAATGGTAATTGGCACACATTTGTAGAAGAGAAAAAGTGCCCACTTGTTGCAATAATACTCAAAAATGGAACAATAGTTAGGCCAGAAGTAACAAATTTAACAGTTGTTCCAAGGTATGGAAGGTAACACCATGAAAATCAAAATTGAAAATCAAAAGTATTTGGGTTGGGAAATTACAAAGGAATATTGGTGGCCAACAATTCAATCACAAAGTTGGAATATCCCAACAAAAGGGATGCATATAAAAAACTATAAGTGGTTGTGGTGGAAAATTAGTATAACTAGGAGGTAAAGGTGAACGACGACAACAAGATTGTAACAATGTCTTATTCAACTGATCGACCAATGTTTTGGCATTACCTTGCCGGTAAAGGTAAAAGAGGAATGACTATAGCCGCCATCAAAGTAAATTGTTCAGATGGTAAATCTTTTATCTTTTTTGGATGTTCTGTCAAATCAACACAAGATATGAATTTTGTAAAGAAGACTGGAAGGGAAGTTGCCATTTTTAGAGCAAAAATGTATCCTTATAAAAGGATAGAATTGGAAAATGAAGATTCTTTTAAGACGGTTTTTTATGACGAAATTGATCGAATTCGTGGTTTATATATTATTGAAAATATTAATCGGGAAGAAATTTGGCGAGAGATAGACCATCAAGTGGATGGGCTCATTTCAAAACACGAAATTTGGCAAAACATAGTGCATTAATAATTTACTAATATGCCATTGCTCACCGATGTTAAGTTTGCTAAATTATTGCCTTTAGATCAATTCAAAGAAATACGAACCAACTATTTTAACTTCAGATGCCCGCTTTGTTCGGATTCTCAAAAGTCAAAAACAAAAAAACGAGGTTATCTTATTCCTAGTAAAGATGGGCAAGGTTTATTTTTCCATTGTTTTAATTGCAGTGAATCTATGTCTATGTCATACTTTATTAAAACGGTTTCACCTTCATTGATGCGAGATTATAACAAAGAAAATTTTCGTGAAAATAAAAAAGAAAGCCCGACAGTTAAAAAAGAAATTGTAATCTTAAATGATGTAGTAAAAAATATTCAACCAGTCACAGGTATTCCTATTGCCGAAGAATATTTAGATAAACGAAACATACTCCCTAAATATTGGA